GGCGCGCCCCCCCGCGCGCGGCCGGCCGGGGGGGGGGTGGGGGGGGGGCCGGACGAGCCGCAGCAGCAGACCGCGTACCCAGAATTTGACACAACGACACCACCCGCCCGGGCATACGTCCCCCTGGTGTGGCGTCTCACAACACAATAAACGAAAGGTGAAAGCAGCATGGACGGATTCGTGCGTGTAGCCCACAGTGTAACCGGGCTGATCGTAGAGGTGCCCGAGCACTACCTGAAACTGTTCCCCGGACTCTACCGCGACCTGCCCTCAACCGAGGGGCGCGTGCAGCCGGTCACAGAAATAGACCCCAAGGCAACCAACAATGGAGGTAAGAACTAATGGCAGTCCCCCCGGGCCGCACCCTTGCAGGTGCTAAAACAAAGCTTGTTCTCATTCCCGCCGGTGGCATCAAAAACCCGGCTGCACCGACCATCACCGAGCTAAACGCGGGCAAGGACGCATCGTGCCGCCTGCTAAAGGACGGCACGCACGTTGGTGCGGCCGCATCCGAGACTATCGACGGCATGGCCGCCCTCTGTGAGGACTCCAACGCTAAGACGTTCGGCAAGGCCAACTTTGAGGGTAAGCTCGTACCTTTCCGCTGGTTCAACAAGGCGAAGCCGGGGCAGGCTGATCCGCAGGGCGACGAGATTTTCCAGATGCTCAAGACTAAGGGCACCGATATTTTCGTTGTCGTCCGCGTCTCCGCCAAGCCCTATGATGCGCCGTTTGAGGCCGAAGACGAGATTAGCGTATACCAGGCCATCACCGACACCCCCCGCTACCCGGAGGGTGAGAACGGTAGCGAGGGTTACATCCGCGCCGAAGTCGATTTGGCTGTGAACAACGGTTGGCCGTTCATCGCGGCTAAAGCAGCCTAATAGTCCTGCCACCCGTGCGGTGGCTCCCCCGCGCTCCACCATAGGCGGTGAGCGCGGCTCATACCCCTCAGCCGGGCCGGGTTTAGTGTGTGCCCCGGCCCGGCTGAGGGCACTTTAATCACACGCGAAACACACACGATAAGGACATGATTCATGGCTACCAAGAAGAAGACCCCCGCAACCACCGCACCGGCCCCGGCTGGGTTCAACCTGACCGACTGGATTACCGGCGGCACTGAGCACCGTCTCACCCGCACCGCCCTGCTGGCGCTGGACGCTAACGATGCTGAGCGCATCGCCGAACTGGAGGCCACTATTAAGCGGCTGTCCGGGCCGGAGGGTGCGGCCCCGGCCGGTACCGAGGCGCTGGGTGAGGTGAGCAACGCGGACAAGCTCACCGAGGCGCAGGACGAACTAGAGCACCTGCTGGGCACCGTGCAGACCGCCGAGGTTGTGGTGTACGGGCTGGTAGATACGGAGAGTGAGCGTATCCGTGAAGAGTACAAGGCCGCTGGTGGCACCGACGAAGGCATTAAGAATGATGATGTGAGGTTGTGGTACCGCATCCTAGCGGAGGCGGCGACCCTGGAAGGGCACCGGCTCACCCCCACCGAATGGGAGGGCGTGCACGAGACTATCGGCGGGCAGTTCGTGCGGGTAATCGGCGCATACGTTGAGGCCGCTAACGCCGCCGTGGGCTTCGAGGTGTCGCCCCGGTTTCGTAGCTGACTGCCTGGTTTGTGAGGAACACGCGGGTGGCCTGCTGGCGTTGCAGGCCGCCCGTGATTGGGGTGTAGCCCCGCATATCCTGCTTGGCGGTGAGGGGCCGTGGACTGACGCCGACCGTATCGCCGTGATGGGCCTCGCCCTGTATGAGCGTGAGCTGTGCAAGGAGTGCGGGCGGCACACCAGTATTTGCCGTAACCCGAAGTTTTCCGGCTGGTTCGAGGTGGAGCAGGAGACTTGTTATGCGAAGGCTGCGGTTGATCGTGTGACTAGTGGGAAGAATTTCCGGCCGGAGCCGGGGCGGGTTATGTTCCCGGTTCTTGAGGATTTGCGGGATGATCCCGCGTTTGTACCTGACGATGTTGTTTAGATGATTTGGAGATGGGTTTATGGCTGCGGAGCAGAAGGTTACGGTACGCCTACGCGCTGATGTGAAGCAATTCACTGAGGGTATGCGGCAGGCCGGTAAAATAGCGAAAGACGCCGCCAAACACACCGAAAAATCATTCAGAAACACCGAAAAATCCACGCGCCAGGCCGGGGCCGCAGCCGCTAAATCCATGCGCGGCATCGGCACCGAAGCCCGCAAAACCGCCACCACCTCCGAAAAAGCACTGCGCGGCATCGGCACCACCTCCCGCCGCTCAGCATCCGAAGCAGCTAACGCCATGAAACGCATGGGCGAAATAGCTAAGGGTGCGGGGGCGCAGGCGCAGCGGGCCGCGAACGTGCGCGGCGGCACCGGTGACCTCGGCGCACCCTGGCGGCGCCTAGCGGCAGACCAGCGGGCCGCCGTAGCATCATCGCGCGCAGCCTCAGCAGAGGTGCAGGCCGCCGTGGTAGCGGCAGGGCACGCCCGCGCCGGTGGCGGCGCATTCACCGCCGTATCAGCCGGGGCCGCCGCCGCATCACGCGACGCCTCTAAATCACTATCCGGTATCGGCATAGCAGCCGCCGCCGCTGGTAAGCATGCTGGTGACGGGATGCAGCAGGGTATGCGCACCGTCACCCGCTCAGCCCGCGACGCCGCAACGCAGACAGTGCGCGCCCACGAAGCCGCCGCCGTAGCAGCCGTAGCAGCTTCACGCCGCGCCGCTCAGCAGACAAGCGGCCTCACCGGGCAGCAGTCAGCAAAATCAGCACGCACCGCAGCCGCCGAATCACAGGCCGCGATACGATCCACAGCAGCAGTAGCCGCAGCGGCCGCACTCACTAGCGCAACCAGCATACGGGCCGCACAGCAGGGTACGGTGCGGGCCATCGCCGAGACATCACGGGCGGGGCAGGCAGCAAACGCAGCCCTGTTCGCTAACCGTGCGGCGCAGGCCCGACAGTCCGGGGCGCAAGTAGTCCAAGCCTATAGGGACACGGCGGCACAGTCCTATGGTGTTTTCTCCGGTATGACGCGGGCGGAGAAAGCGGCGCGGCGCGAATCAGCTAGGGCCGCTATAGACTACGCGGGCGGTATCACTACCGCTATGGAGCGGGCCTCCCTCAACTCGCAGAACGCCTACAGCGGCCTTGCGTCTTCCGTCGGGGCGTCTTTCAAATCGGCGGCTGTGAGCGCCCGCGACCACATCCTGAGCATCGGCCCCGTAAACAAGCTCGTCTACTCCGAGATGGCGGTGAATGCGCGGGCCGGAGCCGCCGCCACCGCATCATCGGTGCAGACCTACGCCACCGCCGCCCGCAACACCTACGCGCAGATGCGGGAAAACAGCCGCCAGGCTGAGGCGTCTTCGCAGTCACTCACCCGCTCTATCCTGGGCAACCGTGACGCAATGGATAAGCTCGCCTCTGGTAGCGCTATCGCCGGGGCCGGGCTACTAGCCGCATTCGCTTTCCCCGTGAAGGCGTTCGCAGATTTTGATGCGGCCATGTCCGGCGTGCAGGCCGCAACGCATGAGACCGCATCGAACATGAATCTGCTGCGTGAGGCCGCGATCAAAGCCGGGGCGGACACGAAATATTCGGGTACCGAGGCGGCTAACGGCATCACGGAGCTTGCTAAGGCCGGTGTGGAAACATCGGACATTCTGAACGGCGGCCTCGATGGTGCCCTGTCCCTGGCAGCAGCCGGTGAGCTTCGTGTCGGTGACGCCGCCGAACTGGCGGCTACCGCCCTGACACAGTTCAAGCTCAAGGGTAGCGACCTGGGCCACGTAGCAGACCTGTTGGCTGCTGGCGCTGGTAAGGCGCAGGGTAGTGTCGGCGACCTCGGCTACGCGCTCAAGCAGTCCGGCCTGGTGGCCGCGCAGACCGGGTTCAGTATCGAAGAGACCGTGGGCGCCCTAGCCGCGTTCGCATCGGCGGGCCTCATTGGCTCCGATGCGGGTACGTCGTTCAAGGTCATGCTGCAGAAGCTGCAGAATCCGTCCAAGGAGACGGCGGAGACAATGAGCGAGCTGGGCCTTAGCCTGTACGATAACCAGGGCAAGGTTAAGAAGCTCTCGGTGTTCGCGGGCGAGCTGAAAGCCGCTCTGAAAGGAATGACGGCCGAGCAGCGCGACGCAACCCTAGCGCAGATTTTCGGTTCTGACGCTGTGCGTGCCGCCGCCGTGCTCTATGAGCAGGGGCAAGACGGTATCCAGGGGTGGATTGATAAGGTCAATGACTCTGGTTACGCGGCCGAGACAGCGGCTATCGCGCAGAACAACCTTAAGGGCGACCTTGAGAAGCTGGGCGGGTCTATCGAGACGCTTTTCATCAAGTCCGGTTCTGGTGTGGCTGACGCTCTACGCCCGGCCGTGCAATGGCTGGACAAGCTCGTTGATGGTCTTTCGCGTGTCGATTCTGGCACGCTCACAACGGTTCTCACCATTGGGGGTATCACTGGTGCGCTGCTGCTGGCTGTGGCTGGTGCCGCGAAGTTCGTTACTATGGTGCACGCTACACGCACGGCGCTAGTTGAGCTAGGTTTAGCCGGGCGCAGCGCCTCAGCCGGTGTAGCCGCATCTAACGCCCAGATGGAGGCGGGGGCCGCAAGCGGTGGTAAATTCTCCGGTGTGGTAGGGAAGCTGGCCCGTGGATTCGGCTACCTCTCCCTAGCTGTAGCTGGTGCTGAGGCGATAGCTACACCTTTCAAGAACCTTAACGCGCAGACACCGGGCGTGGAGAAAATGACTAACGCCCTATCTGAGAGCGGCGGTGAAATGAACCGCATCAACGACATTTTCAAAAACGCGGAGTTCACGAACGGGCGCGGCCGGTGGGCCATGCACGGCACCGAAGAAGGCATCAACGGCATCAACGACGCACTGAAACGCCTCAGTAACCAAACCGCGTTCGACGGGTTTAACGGCATGGTGAACAACATCGTCGGCTCTAAAGGTTCGTTCGATCTGCTCAAGGATAGTGTGTTGCAGGTGGACGAGGCGTTGGCGAAGATGTACGGTGAGAATCCGCAGCGCGCTACCGCGCTCTTCAAGCAGATAGCGGACGAGGCGGAGCATTCGGGTGTGAGCGTCAGCAAGATAACCGAGCTTTTCCCGAAGCTTGGGCAGGCTGTCACCGACTACGCCAATAAATTGGGTGTAGCGCTCACCGATGAAGAGAAATTCCAGGCGATGAAGGGTCAGCTGCCCGAGAAGCTGCAAAAGGCCGGGGCATCCCAGGAAGAGCTGAACAAGAAAATCAAGGAGGGCACGGCCGCTACCAGTGAAGCCACGGACGCTATCGGTGAGAACACCAAGAAGCTGGACGAGAACGGCGAAGTGGTAGAAAAGGTTGAATCCCTGCTATCTGATTTCGCTAAGGCATTCGACTACTTGGGCAAGGGCTTCCGATCCTACAACGATTCGATGGGTTCATACTATGAGTCGCTTGAGAAGCTGGCGGAGGCGTTCAAGAAAGGCAAGACCGCATCCTACGAGATGGGTTACGGTTTCGATAACGCTTCTAAGAGCGGCCGTGAGCTGAACAAGCTTTTCGGGTCTGTCGCTAACGAGACAAACAAGGTTGCTGTGGCGGCTTCTAACGCCGGTAAATCGCAGGAAGAGATTCGTGCGATTTATGAGCGAGGGTACCAAACGATTCGAAAATATGGGTACCAGGCGGGGTTGTCGTCTGAGCAGGTTGAGGACTTGGCGCGTGCTGCGTTCGGCCTGCAAGACAAGAACATTAGCATTTCAACGTTCATGGATGATAACGCCCGGGCTGTGGCGAACCGCACCGCTAAAGAGGTGAACGGCATCCCTAACCAGGTGCACGTCGCGGGCGGCACTATCGGGTTCGACCAGGCTACAGGTAAGGCAACGCAGCTGCGTGATGCTCTGGGTAATATTCCGGGGCAGAAGAATGTGAACGTGCAGGCGCAGGGTATCGAGGAGACTAAGAGCGGGTTCAGTGAGGTTGCTAAGTGGCTTGAATCTATGCCCGGTAGCAAAGAGATTGAGATTGATGCGACGGGCACGTTTGATGCGTCCTCAGCTATCCAGGGCGTGAGTGACGCGGTGAATGCGGTCCCCGGGTCGCACAACACCGATATGACCGCTACCACGGGTAATTTTGATTCTGCTGCGGCGATAACCGCCGAGTCTGTGCGGAACCTCCCGAAGTCGCATAACACCGACATGCGGGGTGACGCATCGAATGTGAACCGTGCAGCATCGCAGGCGTCAGACTCGGTAGGTAAGGTTCCCGATAGGCACAACACTGAGCTGAACGTCGTCGGCCTCGGCGGGTTCGTAGGTAGCGTGCGCCGCGCTATCGACTGGGTGTTTTCAATCCCTACTGTCCGCGAAACAACACTGCGGATCAGGAACATTACCGAGAATATTACCCACAAGATCGAGACCTACCGTAAGAAGGTCTTCGGGTTCTCTGGTGGCGGGCACGTGGGTGATACGATGCGCGGCTTTGCCTCCGGCGGGCTGATTAGCGGCCGCCCACCTGCGGCCCCGCATGTCGATAACCGGCGGGCGGTTGTTGAGGATACGGGCGAGCCTATCCGTGTGCGCTCTGGCGAGTTCATTATGAACGAGCGGGCTACGCGGCGTAACCGTCCGCTGCTTGAGTTCCTGAACGCCGGGGGTAACCCCCGCTCGGTGCGCGGCTTCGCCTTTGGTGGTTCGCCCGCACCTGTGGGGTTCGCGCCCGCACCTGACGCTAACCTGCGGATTGGGGAGCAGATAGCGGCGGCGTTGAGTGAGTGGAAGCCGGTAGTGGAAATATCGGGCACGAAATTCTGGGGCGTTATGGCTGAGTCGCGTACCCGCGCACGCCGGTAAAGATAAGAGGAAATGAAGGAAAGGAGGGGCGGCGCATGTCTAGGATGTGGATAGGGCGGCCCGCAACAATGGTTTCCGTAAAAGGGTACTCAGAGGTGACAACAACCCGAACACTGGTGAACCGGATCGACACAGACCCGCTCACGGGTGTGCGCCGAACCTCCTTCTACGGGCCTCCCCGCAGTATGCGTGAGATGCGCTGCACCTGGCGGGCTGAGGGTGAACAGCTCGGGATGATTGAGGGGTTACTGAACCTGTCCATGCTCGGCGGGTCACTAGTCGGCCCCGCTACCCCGCTCACGGTCATACCGGCCGGGGCGGAGCATATCAACGTCATGCCCCCGCGCACCTCACTGCTGCTGGATACTTACGGGGCGGTGTATTCCCCAATGATGGTTGATTCGGGTGGGCACGGCATCATATGGCCCGGCGGCACATCGGTGACAACCCCGACGTTTGTTAGGCAGGACATTCCGTTTCCGTGGGGCGGTGAGGTGGTGAACATCTCATGCGTGCTAGAGGATGACTCATACCTGCGCATCTGGTGGGGCGGCGGCCGCGCCGGACAATTCGGTGTAACCACCGTGGAAGGGCCGGGTAAGGGCGCGGGCGTGCACCGTAGGGAAGCCTACGTGCTCGTACCCAAAGCATGCACCCTCTACGGCGTACAGTTGAGCGGGACCGGCACCTGCGCATCAATGGTGCTAGGGCGCGAAAAGAAGCCCTGGACGGTAGGCGAAACGCTTATGGGTGGCATCGTTGATGATTACGAGGTGAAGCCGCTCTACCGGGGCGGCAGCAAGAACATTTCAGAGATCACATGCACGATCAAGGAAACGGGGAATGGTAGCTAATGGGTGCTGAGAATCCGGGGCCTACCCAAATCTGGGGGATGCAAGCCAGTAAGTCGTATGTGCGGGAAAAGGGTGTGCGCATCATCTACGCCCGCATCTATGTTGGCGGCTCCGATGAGGGTATGCACAAGGTGGAGATTTCTTCCGCGATGTCGGGTGACCTGCCTGGCCGCCTGGCTATCACCTCGGGGTTCAATCAGTCTACGGGAACTATTACATGGCAGATGACTGATGCGACACCGAACCTTTGGACGGGGTTCTCTGGTGGGCTGCGTGTCCCGAAAATCGGTGAGCGCATCGAAATTGACATATCCACGTCCCCGTCGGATATACCCGGCCCTAATAAGTGGGTGAGGGTTTTCACGGGCCGCGTGGATTTTAATGAGGTTCAGGACGGTAACCAGCTTGTCACCCATATTGTGGATGACTGGGATAAGTTCGGTAAGGGCGTTGAGGTCATGCCGCTGCTGCGGCACATGCCCGGCCGTAAGAACAGTGATTTTAAACAGTTCACCCCCGGCTGCTCGATTAATTACGTGGTGTGGGATGTGCTGGATCAGTGCGGTTACGCAGTGTCCCCGGCGTCGAAAGTTCCTCTTGGTGTCGATAAGCGGGTGGTGATGCACGCACCCCTGCAGGGCACTATGTGGACGGCATGGGAGCGGTATAAGGGTGCGTGCGTGAAAGCGGGGCCTACTGAGGAGTCCTACGACTTCTTCCCGACTTTTACCTACCGTGATAGCGGCGAATGCTACCTTTTCAAAGGGTGGGGCGTGTATGAGAACCTGGCTGAGAACCGGAACCTGCGGAACACGCAGCCGGTCATGGTTAGGTTCCGTGTGGGCGCCGGGCACACCGGTAAATTCACGCTCAAGCTGACGGTGGGCGGTAAGAAGGTCGCTATCACCCTTGAGGGGAATAAGAGGCTGTCTGTGCACCCCGGGAATAATCCGCAGTATGGGGATTTTCTGGTGCCTAAAGATGGTGTCGTGGAGTTCCTGATGCATGTGAACGGCCGCTGGGAGACGCGGCTAGGGGTTGAGGGTACGCCCGGCCCTAGCGGCGTACATGAAAGGTGGTGGGGGCCAAACAGTGAGGTCGGTAACTGTGAGATTATCGCCGAGCTAGGGTGTGAAATATCCGATGTTCTGGTAGCTATGGAGCCGCTGCCGCTATCGGGTAGGAAGCAGGCGCATGTGCGCATCCCCGACTATCTGAATAATCCTTATTGGGTGCCGTCTGTGCGTGGCCGTAAGGCGTCTGAGTTCCTTGAAGAATTGGGTGAACTGATTCACTGCGCGATGTGGCTTGATGCGGCGGGCGAGTTCCATTTCAAACACGGAACAATGCTACGTGAAGCCATGGAGAAGGGCGTTATCTCCGCCGATGATGTGGTGGACTACACGCTCAAGCAGGATATTCTGCGCTCCGGGTCTGCGGTGCGGGTGAAAAGCAAAATCACATGGATTTCCAACATGGGTGAGGTCGGGAAGATTCACCGCGCCACACTCTGGCAGGGCACCGGGCAGTCCATCCTGGGCAATGAGGTTGTTGAAGAGTTTATCGGCCCGGACGAGAACGAAGACTGGTTCGAGCTGGACGACGACATTATGTGGAACCTGCATAATTTCTTCAACACACCCATATCCCAGCACGGGAACGGGTGGAAGCGTGAGATAGAGAAAATCTACTACGGCTCCTGCTATTTCACTATCGGACAGAACGGGTACACGGGCTATATTGCCGCCCCGAGGATTGAGCGGCTCGCCTGGTGGCGGTGGAAGCTCACGATTGATAACAAAGCAGTGTTCGGGAACGGGGGAGAATCCTCCCGATCCACGATGCAGTTCCCCGTGAACAACCGCACCATGCCAGGCACCTATGAAGACATGTGGGGCGAAAAAATGCCGATCATACGCGGCGGCGCTAAGGCGAAAGCTAAAGATGATGGTGATGCTGTTGTTCTCGGGCCGCTGCGTGAGGCACCGGAGCTTGAGATAGACGCCGGTATTTGGGCGGGCAGCCGCGAACGTGCGCTTGAGCTTGCTAAGGATGTGGCCGCGTGGCTATCAGATTCTAAAGCAGTTTATTCAGACTCTATAAACGTGAATTTCGACCCCGGTTACCGTGTGGGCGATGTATACCGGTGGGAGGTGCCGGGTCTTAGTACCCGCGTTTATTGTCTCGTCCTGGGTGTTGAGCACCGCCCGGGGGAGGATCGCACCGAGCTTACGGTGCGCACTTACATGCAGTTAGAGTAGGAGAATTTGTATGGCTGAGTACTGTACGGTGACAGCTAATTTTTTGACGATGCAGGAGCGGGGGGGTGCCCCGGTTCCTGTGTCTGGGCGTGTTGAGTTCACGCCTACCGCGCACGCTTTTAGTGGTGACGCGGTGTTTACGCAGGCGGCCCGCACCGGGTACGTGGTGGGCGGGGTTCTGTATGATTCGCCTGACGCAACTACTGCTGGTGTGCGGCTTGTCGCCCCGTCTCCTGGTGTGTCGCCGGAGCGGTTCGGGTACAATGTTACCGCGCATTTGCGTGATGGTGAGGGCCGCCCGGCCCCTTACCCATGCGGGTTTATCAACCCTACGGCTGGGGGGGTGCTGAATCTTGCTGAACAGGCCCCGGTACCTGATCCTGGCTCGCCGTCTGGGTGGTCTGCGCGCGGGCCGCGTGGTGAGGTGGGGCCGCCGGGTGTGCAGGGTGAGCGTGGCTTGCCTGGGCCGCAGGGAGAACCGGGGCCTCCCGGCCCGCCTGGTGCGCCGGGGCAGCCGGGGCAGCCGGGCCGTGATGGGGGGGCGTTTGATGATTCAAAGATTCTGCGCCGCCTTGAGGCTCTTGAGACCGCGCCGAAGCAGGCGGCACCCACTCAATCGGGTTACAGTGTGAGCGTGATTGACGCCCCCTATGGTGCAGACCCTACGGGTAAGGCTGATGCTACTGCGGCGATCCAGGCGGCTATTGATGCTGTGTATGCTGCTGGTGGGGGGGCTGTACGCATCCCAGCCGGTAAATATGTCGTCAGCTACCCGTTCATCAAGCTCAAGGGGTTTGTGCAGGTTATCGGCGATGGTGACGGCACCCAAATCCTAGCATCAGACGGCACGCCTATCACGGAGAAGACAGGGGTTTTCCATACCGGTACGTGGAATGAGCGTGCCTTAGACCCCGACCTGATTCATTTCGGTGTGTCTAGCGTGTGGATTCGCGCCCACCGGACGGGCCGTAACCACCAGCCCGCCATCGCAAACCTGTGCGGCGTGCTACTAAACACTGATCTTGGGGATTCCCCTGCTGAGCCGGACGCCGCACCGACCATGAATAATGTGAAGGTCTGGGATATGGAGACGGGCGCGGCGATCCTTGGCCGCGACGACCAGGCAATGGACGTGTGGAACCTCAAGATACGCAACACGCTGCAGGCCGGGCTTGTTGTGGGTAAACCTGATGGGCACCCCGAGCTGGTGGCGAAGGTTGCGGGCGGGAACGGCGGCGCCGATAACCAGTTCTTCGGGCTGAATGTCGGCGGTGCGAATCAGTCACAGGGTGGTTACGCCGGTGTTGAGGTGTATACGTCTCAGTGCACTTTCGTTCATTCCCGTGTGTGGTTTACGCACCGCGCCGCTTCGTGGCAGCAGATATACGCCCTGCCTGTGGCTTCGGCTGATGGCACTGATATTACTGCTGGCGCGCCGCAGGGTGAGAACCGGGCCGCGCAGAAAGACGGCTCGGGATGGTTCATCAAGGGAACTAAATGTATCTTCACGGGCTGTTTGGCGCAGGAGAACGGTGGGCACGGGTTCCTTGTTTATTGGGGGCAGAATCAGCTCACGAATTGCCGCGCCGAATCTTCCTCTTACCGTGACACGGTTCACGGGTCTGCTCGTGAGGGTGACGCCGCCGATTTCTATATTGCGAACGGCGGGGCCGATGGCACTATTATCACCGGCTGCATTTCGCAGAAGGTTGGGGGGCGCGGCACCGGCGCCCGCTGGGCTTTCTATGTTGAAACCTGGTTTAGGGGCCTCACGATCACCGGGTGTGCAGCTAAGGATGTTGCAGGCCCGGCCGGGTCTGAGACTGGGCCGGTGCGGTGGCGATCCCCGCAGGGCGATAACGTCTATATCCAGGTGGATACGGTGTTTTTCACTACCCGTAAGGCTGGCGCTGGGTTGCAGGGGCCGAAAGGCGACCCTGGGCCGAAGGGCGCGGACGGGGTAGGGGTGCCGCAGAAGCTTTCTATCGCCGGGAGTGAGCTTACGCTCTCACCTGATGGGGGTACGGTAACCTTGCCTTCTACTGATTTATCTTCTCTTGTTTCTAGGGCTGATGCGCTTGCCCGCCGGGTAGAGGCCCTGGAAGCACGCCCGCAAGGCGGCGGCGGTGGCGGGGCTGTGATGAAGCCTCGTAAGCGGTACGGTCTGACGTGGGAGGCAAGGGACACGACAAACGTGAACGGCAATGGCAATAATGCACTATTGCGTCATTTCCTAGAGTTTGACCCAAATACGGGGCTAGGGATAGTGCATTTGGATTTCACAATACAGGCCGGGAAAATTCCGAGCGGATCCCTGTTCTCCATCCCTGACACGGGGCCGGTGGCATCATCTCTGGTTGAGATGCAGTCAGTAACACCAGGCGGCGGCGGCATTTGGATAGAAAAAGGTAGCCGTCAGGTACAGACTGACAGGATAAGCACCCCAGGGCGCTACATCCTGAACATTGTCGGATTTTTTGAGGAGAAATAATGAGTAAATATGAGGGGCCTTTCTGGCTCGTGGAAGCTAAGCCAGGTAATACGGCTCCGCCCGTGTCTGATACTGCTGCTGATCGCGGTTACCACGTCGTGCATAGTGATGTGGAGCCTGAGCCTGCCAAGGATGGGCAGCAGTGATCCCAGGGACAGCGTATGAGGGGTGATGATGGGCACTAACATTCCACCCGATTTCTGGGTTGCGCTCATGGACGTTCTCAAGGCGGCTGCCACTCTTTCGGCGGCCGCTTTCGTGTCATGGGCTGCCGTGAAGCTTAAGGATGTGCGGGCGGGGCTGCACCGTGTTGAGCACCAGGTGAAGAACCATCATCAGACGAATCTGCGTGATGATATTGACCGGAACCAGGCGGCGACCGCTAAGGGTATTGCCGATGTTATCACGCAGCTTGCGGAGATCCGTAAGGAGCAGGAGAAGACGGCGGCCATGTTGAACCTTGGCCTGTCTGAACATGCTGATATGCGCAAGGACATTGGAGGTATCCGGGGTGATATACGGCATGCGCGTGAGTTGGCTGACGCCGTGGATGCTCGGGTGCGGTCTTTGGAGGCGCGCCAGGTTTAGGCGTGTTTTTTTGGCTCGGTGATGCGAGCTAACACCCCAGTAAAACAAGGTGAACTATCACATATAAGGAGGTGGGGCCTATGGCCTACCGATTTCTTACACAATACGACGCGCTACGGTTCACACCAAACGCGCTAGTCCAGTCCGTTTTCGGGTTCCCCCGTGTAATCACAAACATCACGATTCATTGGTGGGGCCGCCCAGAGTGGAAGCAAAAATTTGATGAAGTAATCAGGTTCTTCTGCGAGCTGAATAGCACGCAGACTAGCGCGCACGAGGTCATTTCTGATGGCGTTGTGGCGTGCCTTGTGGATCACGCTAACGCAGCCTGGGCGAACGGCAACAGCAAGGGTAATGCGCAGTCAATCACCCTGGAATGCAACCCACGCATGTCTGCTGGCGACTTCGAGACCGTGTGTGAGCGAGTCGCCGACATCTGGATCATGCACGGGCAAATCCTGCCCGTCACAGAGCATCGGGACTGGTTCGCAACGGAGTGCTGCGGCACCTACCGTAAGGGAGAGGTTGCGGCCCGCGCCCTGCAAATCTACGAGGCGAAAAAAGGTAAGACCGCTATCACTAAGGTTGCTGAGAAGGCGACCCAACCCAAGGGAAAGGACGATAAGAGCATGGCTGACGCTATTAGCGAGCTGCGGGACAGCTGGGCACCCGGCATTGAGCATGTGCGCCATCACGGCGCTAACTGGATGGCGCTGCAGAACGTGAGCCGCCAGACTCAGGAGCTGAAGGACACCTGGACGCCGGGCATCCCGAACGTCAAGTTTGAGGGTTCCGCATATAAGCTGCTCCGTGAGAATTTGGAGGCGCAGCGTGAGACTAACGCGCTGCTGAAGCAGCTTATCGCAGCCCAGACTAGCAACAAGGTAGGAGAGTAAAAATATTATGGATGCAAAGCGTAAAGTTGGCCCCGTCACTGCTGCTGCGGGTGTAGGTACCGCCGTCGCCGGTAGCCTCACCGTTATTACCGGCTACATTCTTAGCCGCTACGGTGTTGAGCTGCCTGCTGATGTGTCGAATGCGGTGTTTATCCTGATTTCTACGGTGGGTACTATCATCGGCGGGTTTTTGATCCGTGGTGAGAAGCCTACCTTTGAGGGGTTGATGGAGGCGGCCGCCCGTGGGGTGACCGGTGTAGACCCTAAGGATTCTGCGGCTGGTGAGACTACTTACCCGGCTTCCCCGGTGAATGATTTTGAGATTCCGCGTGAGACTTACGCGCCGAAGCACGCCGATCAGAGCGCCTAGCCGGTAGTGTGATTGTGGCCCCGCCCGTCCCCTGTTTTGTGGGGGTGGGCGGGGCCGCTCTCTTTTTATGCCGTATGGTGGGTTAGCACCCATTCGGTCATACTGTTTGTCTGGGCGGGTAGTGTTTCTGGGGCGGGTAGCGCCGCGATTAGGGGCATGATGCTATGCGCGGGGGTGTACGCAATGGGCGTGCTCATTCGCCCCACCCTTCGCGGTTTGATCGCTCGGCCCTCACCTGGGTTAGCGCTTCAAGGTATTTCTGCGTGGCTTCTTCATCGGATAGCCCGGTGATGTTCACGTATATGCTGATGGCGTCCTGATTCATGCCTTCAACGTATGCAGCGTGTTCACGCAGCTCTTGCGCTGTGAGCTGCGATTTATCGACGCGCCCGTACATGTAAGTGTCTTCACCGACTTCTTCTTTCTCTAGCTTTATGGGTAGCTGCCTAATGGGTGATTCCCACATTTTCATTTCCTTTCTTTTAGCGTATTTCCGTGTATGCCCCGTGTATCTCTGATGCTGCGAGAATTTCGGCATCTTTCGCACTGTAGGCTACTAGTGCTGAGGGTGCCCCGGCTGGGTGCGCGCCTGCTAGACCACTGGGACGGCAGAAAGTTATTCTGCCACTGATCCATAGGATTCCGTGTGCGTGCGGAAATACGTGCTGCTGCCAAGCTTTTGTGTCTGTACGCGCAAAAATGAGCGCTATCCCGGTTCCGTCTGCTTCTGCGTGGTCTGCCATGCGTTCTAGCCATTTCCCGATTCCGCGCCCGTATGGTGGGTTGAGCCACACGCGCCCAAACCAGGGCATTATGAGTCCGTTATGTTGCTCCGTGTAGTGGACTTTCGCGGTGTCCCAGGGGCGCGGATCGGCGGCGCAGGGGTCTAGGTCGAACTCCCCGAGCTGTTTTAGGATACTGGGGGGGGTGAGCCATACGTCGCCGCTGTCGCCTCGCTGTGGGAATGACATTCTCGGCTCCTTTGCTATTGTTCCTATACCTGCCGTGAGGCGGGTCATTATTCTTTTACGATGTGTACCGATGGGCGGGGTTCTTCTACCGGTGCGCCGTCCGGGCCGCGCATATGAGCCGCAACATATGTGGGGCGTATACGCTGGTTGCCCGGCCCGTAGTGCTGCATGCGCCAGTACCCGCGCACTTCTACACGGTGGCCCATGCCGCGCCGTGACGCTCCCGCCCCGTTACCGTGGGGGCGTTCACGCACGTACACTGCGTTGATAGCGCGGGTGTCACGCGCCGCACCTGTTGCCTTGTCCCCTTGGGTGCCCGGCCGGTACGGGCGTATATCGCCGATTGAGGGTTCACGCGCTACCGTCCATGTTGTGACTAGTAGGCGGGATAGCCGGGCGTGCAGGCCCGTGTTGCCTTCCACTTCGCGCCATATGCGCCCGCGTGAGGTGCCTAGCAGCATGTAGAGGTCTTCACGCACCCATGCGGCACCCACAATTTGGATGGTCGCGGGGGTGGATACCATGAACGGCGAGGCGTCACTGATACTGGCGGGCGCGTCACCCCACGGCGCTACCTGGTCTGTCCCGCCGTCCCATACGATTACCCCGGCGTCAGACGGCATATGCTCCATGTGGGGCATGTAGTGCAGCAGGAACTCGGGGGCCGTGTCTATGACCGTTTCGGTCATGCCCGCGTGTACCCACCATAGGGCGCCGTCTTCTATGCCTGCACGGTGCGCCCGGTATTTGGCTACATACCAGACCCCTTGTGTGCATGTGCTGATCGCCGTCTCAAGGTGCCCTATTAGCTCCTGTTTGATGGTGGGCATGTCACGGGCGCCGCATGATGCGCTACGCATTCTCTTTGCTCTTTTTCTTGTACGGGCCGCGTGGCTTGGGGTGTTTCGCACGCCAGGCGTCGATTGTCTCGGGGAGCCATAGGGGGGTGCCGTTCGCTCCCCATGCGTCATTATCCAAAGGGTGCACGGCCAATAGCTTGTATACTGCGTCGCGGGTTACGCCGAGGCGCCGCGCAACATCGCTGGGGCCGAGGTAGCTAGGTTTCTTTGTCATTCCTCTTTATCCTCTCTATACTTATCTTCATAAGTTGTTGTTTCCCGCTTGGTATGCGGGTAGGGGCGCCGCCGCGCGAGATTTAAGGGCGGCGCCCCTCCTTTTTCTATTCGGCTGGTTTGACTTCTACCCACCATTGGTTGCCGTGGTGGCTTACGCTTTCTTCGCTGCGGCCAATGTAGGCGGCTACCCCCTCAGGTGTTAGCGGCATCGGCTCGGTGTGCAGCACTACATATGTTCCTTCGTCGTAATCCCACCAGGTTTCTAGCTCGTGTGAGCTTAGCTTTTCACGTACATGTTGTTGTACCTCGGGGAGGTCAATGAACCATTCATAGGCGCCGCCGGGTGTGCTAAGCAGTTCAAACTCTTCAATGTAGCGTGAGTATTCACCGATGCGGTCGCTATATGCCCAGTCTGCCAGCTCTTGCAGGGTGCCGGTGCGTTCTGCGGTGGTTTTCCCGTTTTCGATTACGCGGGCGGTGTACTGTTTTTCCATTGTTCTGTTCCTTTTTCTGGGTGCCCCGCCCGTGGTGGGCGGGGCGTTGGGTTGAGCTGGTTTTTATATCTACCAAGGTATCTGAATACGTACAATGTCTTCGCGAGTGAGGCCGAAACGGTCTAACAGCTCATCCTCGCACCGCTCATACGGTTCTGATTCGTCCGCACGGTCACCGTTTTTCCCGTCATCGAATGCTGACATATCGTCGAGGTCTTGGTTTCCGAAGACGAAACCGATACTGTCGAAGTCCTCCAGGTCTTCGGGCCATGACACTAAGAGTTTGGCAATATAGGTTTGTCCCTCTAGTTCCCACTCGATCATTGCTTTAGCCCCAGCGTTGAGGTATTCCCCGAGGGTATTTTTTGCGTCTTCATAGCTCACTCCTTTTTCGAAGCGGGCGGTGAAGTCCTGCATTTGCTGGTTCTCTTCGTCTTCATGCTCATGCTCATCGGTAGCGATGAGAGAATTTACATATTCCTCATCCTTGAGCAGTTCAATCAGGGTAGAGGCGTATGCCTTGGTGAGGTGGCTCAGCCGTTGGTTGCGGGTTGCCCGGTGATCGTGGGCTTTGTCTGAGGCTGACCCGGTTTTGCGGATTGCCTGGCTAAGCTGCTCGTCGGTGAGGTTTTTAGCGAGGGATTCGATGTACCGGCGCTGTGCTTCTGTGGAGTTGTTGTTGCGTGCCATTTTCGGCTCCTTAGGTTGTTGTTTCTTGTGGGGTGGTTTCCCCTACATCTAATACTATACAGGGTGTATAGTCCGTATACAAGTTATTACGAGTGAAACTAATCACTTGAGGCTGATAGCGTACCCGCCCACCGCATCACCGGTAATCTCACGCGCCACCTCAGCATCAAGAGCATCAACCGCATAGCGGCCACGTGAACCAACCAGGGCGCTCAGGTTCTCACCGTGCGCCGCTACCGCATCAGCTGCGGACACGGTAGCATCCCATCGCCCGTATGAGCGTGAAATGATTTTGCCTAGCCGCGTGGTGTGCCCTACAGCCTTAGGCGTGTACACCATTGTGCGGTAGCCCGCGAATCTCCCTTCACCCGGGCGGGTGCGGTTCACACCATCGCTCCATAGCTCGGTGACGATCATATATGCTGCTGCGGGTTTCATTCTGGCTGTCTCCATCTTTTTGTGTCTTGGCTCTCGGGGGTACCCCCTCACTCAATACTATACGAACTGCATAGAATCAGTTCAAGCCAAAACCGGGAGAAAAACAAGGCAAAAACGTGAATAAACCGTGACTAGGCACCCAAGTATAAAGAAAACCCCCGGGATTCCGGGGTTTATATAGATATTTCCTACATATCTAATGAGCCTATTCACTGGGATTCACTAGGATTCACGGCAACCCCCTCAAGCTCAGCTATCAAGCGCTCAACCGGGTCATTTTGCCCCTCCGGCAATTCACTAGAATGCATTTTGTTTTCCGTGAGTTTCTCGTGACCTCCCAATTTACCACCCAATTTTTCAAGCGCCCCACCGTAGATAGCCATAGTCCGGCGGGCCACATAAATTTGCGTCGTGGATGCAGATGCGTGCCCGAGCTGCGCCTGCGCCGCCTCTATCCCTAGCTCACGCTCAAGAGTCGTTGCAACCGTCCTGCGGAACGTGTGCGGGGTAACCCATGCGAAACGGCCGGGCAGCATCTCATGCAGCCGCTTAGTCGGCGTGCCTAGGCTGATCATGCCGCCGTCGCGGTTCATAAAAATGTAATCCCCGGCCTTGGCTTTGAACCGGCGCGCCCGCGCATCCAGGGCGTCGGCGCACCATGACGGCAGGTGCACTACCCGCTCTGTCCCCGTCTTGGTCTTGTCCTGCCATACCGGGGTGCCGCCCACCATAATTGCGGTGGCGTGCACGTGCAGGGTGCGCTGCGCCCGGTCATAGTCTGCCCATTTGAGGGCGACGCATTCACCGATGCGCAGGCCGGTGCCAGCTAGCACGCGCACCATGTCGGGGAACCAGAAATGCGCCCGGCCGGAGCCGGTGATGTTGGGTGCTGAGGCGGCATCTACGATGTCGATTATCTCTTTGACTTCGGCCGGGGCTAGGGCGCGCGCCTTTTTCCGTGGGGTGTGCGGAACACGGGTAGCGGCCGCCGTATTGTACGGTATGGTTCCTGATCGCACGGCCTCTTGCATAATGAGGTTTAGGACTGTCCGGACTGTTTTAGCGGCCCATACGCCGCCGATAGTAATTCTTTTCCCGTTGATGCTGGTTACCCGTCTGGGCTTGGCCGCCGCCGTTATGATGCGGTCTAGCGTGGGCACGGTGCATTCGATTAGCTGCAGGTCTCTCCATTCGGTGAGGTGTAGCCGCACCATTTGTTCCCGCTGCTTTATGGTGTTGTGAGACTTTCCACTGTATGTGTCGCGCCAGGCGTCGATAGCGTCGCCTAGTGTTTGTGGCGCGGCTGGGCCGCTGGTGTTTGCCGCGATTTTGGCTTGTAGTTTGGTGTGTGCTGCGGCTCTGGTTGGTGCTTGTGCGGTGATGTCGCGGCGTTTTCCGGTGACATCCCGCATGGTGGCGCGGGCTACCCACGCCCCGCCTTTCGTCTTTCGCACTGTTATTTGGCCGTGTGAGCCGATGGGCAGGGGTGGGCGCGCCATATTTTGTTACTCCTCGCTGTTCTCTTGTTCCTCTATACGGCCGCGTAGGCGGCGGTGAGTGTTTCCCACGGGTCTACCTCGCGTTTTTCGGTGAGGCGGCGGAAGACCTCGGCCCCTAGCGCACTGTCTGTTGCGTGGGTTAGGTCTGGTGCGGGTGCGGCCCGTAGTTCCGCTACCTCGGCGGGGGTGATTGACCCGTTGGCCTTGAGCATTTCTAGCAGGTCAAGGTCGGTTGCGCGGTGAATCGCCACCATGTCGTCGATGGTGAAGGGCTGATCGCCGCGCATGCGGCGGTAGAGGGAGTTATACTCTAGCCCTGTTTCCCTGGACAGGGCTGTTACGGACAGTCCAAGTTTTTGTTTTATGTAGTTTCCTAGGCTCATGCAATTAACTTTACACCTTCTGTTTAAGTTTTTACTGGTTATGAAAATTTTTTCGGCCGTTTTTACCCCGTAAACACGCGAAATTCACAAAATTTTGTGAATAATCGCTAAAAAATTGGCATTTTCTACAAAAATTTTGGTGTATGCTGGTTACGTAGCCACCCGGAAACGGGAGAACGAAAGTGAATCAGAGGTAACAACAGTGATTGAGATTCTGAACCCCGATGTTCTCAGGATGGCTAAAGCAAACCTGGGAATAGACACCAATTCAGACTTGGCAAACTTCCTCGGAGTATCCGTAAACACACTAGCTAACTGGAGAAATGGTGTAGGGCGAGGCCCGAGCATCGGGCACCTAGCGAGACTACACCGGGCAACCGGGCTAGAGCTTAGCGACATGGTAACCACCCGAGAGAAGGCGAAAGCAGCATAGACAGCTGCAGAAGCAACAAAGACTTTAGAGCCGCCAGGGGGCACCCAGTGACAGAGGGGAAATTCTGGTTAGGGCTAGCTGATTGATAACCGTATAGAGAGTGACGCGGGGCGTGTGAAAACCCATCCCCCTAGTGATCCGTTGAGTTCGATAATCCCGCCCGCTTCACTGATTAGCCCGCATATGGTTGACCGCGCGCTAGGGGCATATGTATGCGGTACCGGTGGTTCGATTCCACCGGCGGGCACGACACAACCACCCTGGTTGTGTATGGGCATAAAAGTGTCGCCGCCCGGTAGGAAAGCCGGGCGGCGACGTTTGAGCCTAGTTATTCAAATCTAATGGAGTAACTATGAATAGTTTAACAAACATTGAGTTAGAAGGACTCTACACCCCAAAGGAAACAGCCGAATTTTTATGTGTTTCTCCCCGCACTTTAGCCAATTGGCGGGCGGCCCGCAAAAACCTTGATTTCGTGCGGGTAGGCGGCACCGAGATAGGCGGCATTGTTCGCGGCTGCTCGGTCTTCTATGAGGGCGCGGAGATACGCCGGTACATGGAAAAGAATTACGGTTTGGTGGCCAAGTATGCGTGAACCGAACCTGCAACCGCACTGGTGCGGCCGGTGCCTACGCTCCGAGTGTTACGGCGAATGCGCAGAAATAGACTGGCTCGCCCGCTGTGACGAGGCGCGCGACGACGAATTTACCTTCTAAACATATAAGGGGAAACAGCAACATGAGTAAGGACATGATTTTTTTAGCTGCGGCTGCCGTGTTTACCGGCGCATGCGCGGTGGGCCTCTACGCGGGTATCGCGGGCGGCCTGGAAGCGGGGAACGGGGCCGGTATGGGCTTCGCTTTCGGTGCCGTGGCTATCGCACTGATTATTGGACGCATGGGAGGCGATAAGTGATGAAATGCTCAACATTGATGCGGAGGGGGCGGCGCAACGCCCCGCAGCCAGGTACAGCCGAGTGGCGGACGCTTCTCACGGCGTCTAAGATACCGGCCGTCATGGGCACATCCCCCTGGTCGTCACGGTTCACCCTGTGGCATGAGATGGCGGGCACGTTCACGCCGGAGCCTATCAACCCGGCGGTTTTGGAGCGCGGGCACATCCTAGAGCCTGCGGTCGCGGCCTGGTTCCAGGCGCAACACCCCGAGTGGGTGGTGCGTGAGTGCGGTGGCCGCTGGTGGGAAGCGCATAGCTTTTTCGCGGCGACACCGGACAGGATCATAGCGGACGGCCCCGGCTCCGGCGCTAACGTTATCGGGCTGCTGGAGATTAAGACGGCGGCCCGGTCTGACGGCTGGGGTGCGGCTGGTACGGCTGAGATACCGGCCGGGTACTTCGATCAGGTTCAGTTTCAGCTGGCGTGCACGGGCGTGCAGGTAGCGTATGTGGCTGTGCTGCTTGGGGGCCTTGAGTTCCGTGAATACGTCGTGCCGCGTGATGATGCGCGCATTGGTGAGCTGGTTGCTGCGGGCACCGATTTCATGGATTCCCTGCACGCCGAAGAGGTACCGGACTTCCGCTTAGAAGCCGGTGATTTTGATGTGTACGAGACGATGCGGGCGATTCACCCGGAGATTGAAGACGAATCGGTGGAGCTTTCACCGGCGGCCGCTAATGCCGCCGCACGGCATGTCCGCCTATCGGCCCTGGCGAAGCTCGCCGAAGCACGGGCTAAGACCCTCGTAGCGGGCGATATGGAGATGGCGCGCACGGGCACGTTCTGCGGGTCGGTCGTTGCTAAGCGCATGGCGCGCGGGCAGGGCCGCCCCTATGTTTCTTTCACTAAGCCTAAGAAAACACACTAAAAGTAAAGGGGAACAACAACATGAGTAAGAATCTTGAGCTGCTGAGGCAGTTCGATCAGTCGCTAGTGCGGCCGCAGAAGCCGCTGCTGGTTTCTAGCCTCCCCTCGCACATGCGGGATATGGGGGATGACTGGATGCGCGGTGTACTAGCGACGGTGAAGGCCGATCCTAAGCTGATGCAGGCGGCGATGAACAACGGCGAGGCGTTCATTTCGGCGATTCAGAAGGCGGCTAGCCTGGGCCTGGCACCGGGCACGGACGAGTTCTACCTAGTACCCTACGGGAAGCAGATTAACGCGGTGACGGGGTATAAAGGCTTGATTGAGCTGATTTACCGTGCGGGCCGCGTGGATGACATCGTGTGCTACGTGGTGCACGCTAATGACAAGTGGGCGTTCACCTACGGGGTGGATGAAGAGCCGAAATTCCAGCCCGCGCCGGACGATCAGCGGGGTGAGCGGCTTTTCGCTGTGGCCTATGCGCGCCTCAAGAACGGCCGCATCTCGAACGTGGCGCGGGCGGGTAAAGACCGTATCCAGGCGGCTATGCGGGCCTCGGGCAACTCGAATACTGATAGGCCCTCTCCGGTGTGGGAGAAGCACCCCGAGGCTATGTGGCGCAAGACAGCGCTTCGTGAGCTGGCTACATGGGTTGATACGTCGGTTGAGGAGTGCCGCCCGGAGAAGCTTACGGCGATTGCTGAGCGGCGGCAGGCTGCGGTTGAGGTGATGGACGCGGAGACGCGGCGGCTTGAGGCTGAGAACCGGGCTATGGAGTTGAAGCTGCGGCTTGCTGAGTTGGAGGCTGCCCGTGGTGATCGGGTGGATGTTTCCACGGGTGAGCTTGTTGGTTGATGCGCCGGTAATCGTATTTTCGGGGTGTGGTTGTGAATGCGGGCACACCCCGAAAGTATTTTGTATCACGCTTTAAAAGATGGATTTAAAATGTCTTTTTTACATATTGCTGAGGTGCAAAAGCTTGATGGTCTTTCAATGAAAGATAAATTTACGCTTTTCATGCTCGCCTCATACGCGGACGAGGCCGGTTCTTGCTTCCCGTCGCTTAGCACACTGGCTAAGAACATGGGGTGTTCGCGGCGGACGGTAGCCTACGCGATTGAATCGCTACAGGATAAGGGCTACATCAAGGTTATTAGCCGTTTCAATGAGAAAGGTAAACAAACCACATCAAGATATGTTCTTACGCTAGATAGTGGGGGTGCAAAATCTGCATCCCTAGGGGTGCAAAATCTGCAGGGGGAGGGTGCAAAATCTGCATCCCTAGGGGTGCAAAATCT